GGAAGTCAAACCTAGATCTGACTTCCTCTAACAGTTCGGTGGGCTCAACGCAGTTCTTTTTGTTGTTGGAAACTGGGTTATCACTCTTATCAATGTATGTGAGTGTTCCTTCAGTAGGTAAGAAATGGAAACTGTTCTTGCCATCAAGAGGCTTACCACCAGCACTACCTTGCAGTTTGATATTGTTAATACTGGCACCATGTTTGATACCAGTTTTCTGCTCAATAATAGCAATTCCCGCTTCAACATCAATTTTATTAACAAAACATGCCGAACCGGAATTGGCTTCATTACCAGCCCAATGGAGACCAAGTATGACGGGTCGTTTACTGATACTAACAATAGGAGAACCACATAAACCTTCGAAACAATTCCTAGAATAAGTAAAACAATAGTCTAATTGTTTATCTAGAACACGACAAGGCATAGGAGTAGCAGTTACAATAGCTTCTTCGACAAATCCATCACCTTTTTTGTGATATTGATGGCATTTGACAGGGAGATTTGGAAATCTACTTGTAAAAAAGGCACTAAAGTCATTATTACGCATCGCCTTTGGCATGAATACAACGGCTATATCGCTATCAGGTATGCGAAAGATGAAATCTTCACTGATTGTTTGCACATACCTTGATTGAGGCGAAGAGGAATCGTATCGAGTGATGACTATATTCTTGGGTATTCTACCAGGTGGTAAATAATGCTGATTAAAGAGATAATAATATCCTTTATAGGGCATAGCATTACCACTGGAAATAACACCGTCTGAATAATACTCTTTGAAACTCACTAGACCATTCTTCACACGATGTATAACTGCATCATAGTTAGTTGTAACCGCGTCATTGAGCAAAATGTCATAATTAACATTATTGGCCTTCCAAGTGTCGGGTTTATTACCAAAACTCACAGTTTCCTCAACACCCTGATAACACATGGAATAGCATCCAAGAACTGCGGCTATACCAATTACCAAACCAATCATCACTTTATTCTTGGACACAAAATAATAAATTTTATTTTTTGCATTCCCGTATGTCCTAGATATCTCATTTGCTAGTATCAATCTAATACGATCACCGAGGAATTTTCCAATTTTAGTATAAGTTGGGAAAAACCACATAACTTTGAAAAGAAAAACCAAGGTCATACCAAGAACGTAACCAACCAAAAAACTGTGAATACGCGCCCTAACTGACACTGGTATTTTGTCAAAAACCTTGCGAAAAGGAGTCATATAATAGAAAAAACCTACAAACCAAACACTAATTTGAAATAGTCCTTGATTATGGTTTTCTAAAATATTATCGACTTCATTATTTGCAATCGAATTAAGTT